TGTACATTTCCTTTAACGGAAATGTACTACAGTTATGAAGACTCACTAGATATGGTGAGACATGGCGATGTTTGCTGAATATTAATACATAATAGAGTTCCCAGGCATCTCCAGTAGACACGCAGGTTGTATTATTCAGTGTATAATGTCGGTGACACTCAGAAATATTGAAATGAATCTTTGTGACAACTTATTACGGTAGGGACTTAACCCGAATTAAAAGCGCTAGTTGATAGTGTTATATCAACCACCACTTGCTTTTGCAAGTACACTTTATGTTTTGTCAAATAGGTTATTTTTCGTAATAATAGGAATTTTCGACCTATCGTTTATAAAGAAAAATTTTGGATGGTTCGGTACTTAATGTACTGGTCGTCATCCCATTTGGTACCAAGATTAGGCTAGTCATGATTGCACTACATGTTGAAAGGTGCATTTACCAAGAGCGAACTTGGCATTAGCTAGAAAATGTTGGAGTCATACCAAATATGATCCTTGTCCTTATTCATACTTCCGGCAAGTTAAAAACAGCCCCCAAGGTTGTTCCCGCGCTGCGGGATAGGAATGTATTTGAACGGTGCTTTCATCGGTGATAGAGGAAACCGAAGTGTACTCTAGTTTGGAAGTTATTAGTAGGGGGTGGAACTCCTACAAAACCTCTCCATAGGAGGCACGACGTTACCATTGAGCGGTAAAAAATGGACGCCAATCCACTGGTTTGGGTGAGGAAATCCAAGATTATTCTTCGTTACTTATCGATATTTACGACGTACGGTAATGATCGAGATGGAAATAGGTATTGCACCGAAACGAAGGATTTTTGCGTGAAGACTGAACCTCCTTGACTGGAACAGCAGTACAGTCATTGAAAACCGTGTGGCCGGGTAGGCGGTAACCCGGGCTTGCATCAGAGGCGTACCGTAGACTTCACATGGACAAGTTGTTCGCAGCTTCCCTTAGTACGACTAATTTTGAAACACGACAAGACTGTGTTTTGAAGGAAACCACACCTTCACATGTTTTTGGAACACGACAAGACTGTGTTCAGGAGACCATCCAATCTCCACATGATATTATGGTACGACAAGACAGTACCCCTGAGGTAACCCAACCTCTTATATGTCGTTTGCGTCAAAAGACAAAAAACTTCATAAAAAATATAAAATTTAAAAAATATAAAAATTGTGGGGAAATCCAAGAATTTATATATATAAGTTGCTTGGATAGGAGAATCAAGTATGATACCTATTATCATACAACTACAGATGAAATAATTGATAGTATTGATAAATGGATGAAATTACAATTTCCGAATATGGATTATTATATTACACATGGGTATAAACCTCTTCGAAGGGGTTTTACTCTAAGAGAATTCGGATTAGGTAAAGGCTCTCATATCTTGATTCAAACGCGGATGCGTGGTGGATGCATCCTAACCTCAGATGGTTACGAACCTTACTCTGAATCCATTAAGATTCAAGAGTCCTTTTTAAAATACGAGGCACAAAATAACTCGTACACTTTCAAAAAGGTGCTGGATGGAGATTATAATTATTTACTTTTAATGATTAACCAGTACTTATGTAAGAAGGGCTATAATAACACTAAAATTGATGGAATGTATCTTTCTGGTCTTTTTGAGGATATTTTATTTTTCTATAAGGATTACCAGAATTACGGCTTATATAATTCAGTTGTTAGATTCCTTAAATATAGAGGATATAAGACATATGAAGTTGTAGATTTGATAATACATTATATTGGAAATTTAGAATTACATAGTGATGAAAAATTTGATATAAATAATATTTGGGAATTCTTACAATCTGAATTTTTCAAACAAGTGTTTGGGCTCATTTCTTTCATAGTTTTGAAAGACAATTTTAAAGATCTCAAATTAGATCTACACGACAAGAGTATATTAGAATTAATTTTTAAATATGGAAAAGCTCTTGTCTTCAATCAATCTGAATGGAACCCAATAAGCGCAGTTTTCCGGAATATTAGTTTTGTTTTGACGCGCGTATATAGATGGATAAAAACTGGTGACATTAATGCTCTATATAATGATTATTATGTTGATGACAAATGGTTTGAAGAATCTATTATTTTGATACAGCAAAGTCAATTTTTAGCAAACCCCGAAGCACATGGAATAGATATATTTAATTTTCTTTTTGAATTAGATTTAAAAATAGAAATTGGAGAAAATAATTTGAAAACTTTTAGGGGTGATAATAAGAAAAAATTGGCTTTATCTAAAATGGTATCAGAATTGAGACGCGTAAGAGGAAATGAATTAACTAAGAGAGCAGCTATGAAACCACGCAAATGTCCAATGTCATTGCTTGTTTATGCTACATCTAGCACAGGTAAGAGTACTTTCCTGGAAATCCTTTTCTGTTATTACGGAAAATTATTTGGATTGAATACATCTCCAGAGTTTAAATATACTAGACAAAGTGATGATCCTTATTGGTCGAACTTTAGAACGTATTGTTGGTGCGTTGTGTTGGATGACGCAGCTTTCATGAAACCTGAGATTGCAACAAATGGTGATCCTTCCGTAATGGAAGTGATCAAAATAAGAAATAATGTTGTTTATGTTACTCCACAAGCTGAGTTGCAGGACAAGGGAAATGTACCCATGCGCTGTAATCTATTTTTAGCTACAACCAACTCAGAGGATATTAATGCTCCACATTATTTCAGTTGCCCATTGGCAGTGCAACGTAGATTTCCATTTGTTATAAATCTCACAGTTAAACATGAATATGGAAGAGATGATTCACGAGAGATGTTGGATTCTAGTAAAGTACCAACCACTACTGTAGGACAATATCCAGATTTATGGAACATTGTAGTGAAAAAAGTTGAAGCAAACCACCTTGATAATAATCAAGCAATCTTGAGAGAAATTTGCCAATTTAATAATATTGATGAATTTTTAGTTTGGTTCGGTAAAGAGAGTATTAAACATGAAAAAGAACAAGATCAAATGGGAGCTTCAATTGATGTATTACGTCAAAACAATGTTTGTAAGAAATGCTATTATGTTGAAAATAAATGTAAGTGTGTAGAACTACAGAATTATGAAAATGAATTTTATAAGGATACCACCTATAGTTTGTTGACAAGAATTATATTTTTCACATTAAGCATTTTTACCACAGTATGGTTTTGCACTAGAAATTATAAGATGTTAGCTCAAAAAACAAATGATTTAATAAGCACAGTATACTATCTCATAAAATTGCACCGATTGAAGGTGCAATGGATTGGTTACTCTGGGTATCTGAGAAAATTTAATTTAAAATATAAAAAACAAGTTGCAGGTGTATTAGCTCTTATTGGGGCCGTATACTTTGTAACTAAGCTTATTAATAAAAATAAAAAATACAAATTCTCAGAACATGGTCTAAATGAATCAAAGGTTAGTGTGACCACTCCAAAATTTGAGAAAAGTGAGGATGAGAATGTTTGGTACAATAAAACAATTGAGTTAGTACCAAATGATCTCCCTAAGGCATCTCAATCAGTTAATGATATTAATCAGTTCAAGAGTTTGATCAGCAGAAACACAGCATTACTACGCATTTCAAATGAAGAAATGAATAAGGTTAGTGATGGTCAAGCATTCAACATTTATGGTAATATTTGGGTAACCAATATGCATAATGTTGAGCGTGTTAATGCAGCAGATACTGTTTGGTTAGAGTTGATACGCACAAATGGTATGGGTGTCAACAGTAATATCAAATGTAGAATTGATCCCACTATGCTAAGGCAAATACGTGGTACTGATTTAGTTGCTATAACAGTTTTGGCTTCACCACCAGGAAAAAGTTTTTTAAATTTTGTTGCTGATGGTAGCTTGGCTGGTGTGCATGAGGGTTACTATGTTTTCAGAGATAAGCAAGCAAAGGTATACTATAAAAAGGTTTCCAATATAAAGATTGGTCGAACTGCTATAAAGGAAAGTTGGAACGTGGCACCTGGTTATGTGGGTGTGCCCAATGAGGATACTATTAAAGGCGAGAGTGGAGGTGTATTAATTTTAGTCACTCCACGAGGACCCGCATTGGTTGGACTGCATCAGGCAGGATGTCATAGGGCTAGTGTCGCTGTGGCATTTTTCAGGGGTGATTTTCCTGATAAAAAGATCTCGGAGGGAGATCTACAATTGGGAGCTCAAGGATACGAGAGAACTTTAGGTGATCTTCATCCCAAGAGTGTGCCCAGGTGGGTTGAAAGCGGAACATGTAATGTTTATGGTACATTATCTGGTTTCCGACCAAAACCGAAAAGCTCGGTACAAAAATCACATATATGTGATACAGCAGTAAAATACGGTTACACCGTAGAGCAAGGGGCTCCTGTAATGTCAGGATGGGAGCCTTGGCATATAGCTTTTAAGCCAATGGTTAATATGCCAAAGGGATTCAAATACGAGGATGTTGCTAAATGCACGGATGCTTTTATTAGAGATGTGCAACATTTGGATTTAAAATTAGGATACCTCAGTTTATATGAATCCATAAATGGGATCCCTGGTGTCAAATATATAGATGGCATCAATAGAAATTCTAGCATGGGGCACCCTTGGTGTTCCAGTAAAAAGAATTTTCTAATACCTGATCCCACAGAAGACAATCCTGATGGAGTTAAATTTCCTGACGAAATTAATGAAAGGATTGAAGATATCGAGCGAAGATATCTTAATGGTGAAAGTTGTAAACCAATTTTCACCGGGCATCTTAAAGATGAACCTCGCTCATTTAAGAAGATCAAAGAGAAAAAGACTCGTGTTTTTGCTGGAGCTCCAATTGATTGGAGCATTGTGGTTAGGAAAGCTCTATTAACATTTGTTAAAGCTTTTCAGGAGAATCGTGAGGCTTTTGAAGCTGCTCCTGGGTTGAATTGTCAATCTATGGAATGGCACAATCTTTATCTTCATATGACACAATTTGGAACCACAAATTTTGTTGCTGGTGATTATGCAAATTTTGATAAATCTATGCATGCAATGTTCATTATGGAAGCTTTCCGTATGATAAAGTGCTTGCATGAAATAAATGGATGTGGAGAAGCTCATTTACAAATAATAGATGGTATTGCAATTGATACAACTTATAATTATCAAAATTTCAATGGTGACATTATACAATTTTTTGGTTCCAACCCTTCTGGTCATCCGCTAACTGTTGTTATAAATTCAATAGTCAATGCGTTATATATGCGCTTTGTTTATGCAAAGCTTAATCCTGAAGGTTTCAAACCTGAACACTTCAAGAGAGATGTTATTCTTATGACCTATGGAGATGATAACTTTATGAATGTTAGAGATGGATGTGATTGGTTCAATCACACTTCCATTCAAAAATGTTTAGAAAGTTATGGTATTAAATATACTATGGCGGATAAGGAAGCTATTTCTGTCCCTTATATTAACATATCGGAAGTTTCTTTTTTAAAAAGAACTTTTAGGTATGATGAAGATTTAAAAGTATATTTAGCACCACTTGAACATAGTAGTTTGAATAAGATGCTAACTGTTCAAGTAAAATCAAAGAGTGTCAGTAGTGAGGCACAATCAATAAGTGCCATTCATAGTGCCATAAGAGAATATTTCTTTTATGGCAGGGAGGTTTTCAATGAGAGACGTGGAATATTGAATAAAATAATTGAAGATTCTGGACTACACAATTACCTGATTGATAATATTGTTACAGAAGACGGAGAATTGATACAATGTAGTCTTCAATTACCTACTTGGGAAGAGCTTAGGTCAGCTTTTCTCTATAATTCACGCCATCTTATTGACGTTGAGAGGGCTATGTAACTAGGTCCTTAAGCCAAATGTTACATGTTATATGTAGTTACTGTATGTTTTTAAATTTAAAACACTTACTCGAAACATAAGGATGGACTATAACATACACTTACCAGGGCGTTCCCCAAAATTTCTATTTAGAGATGGTTTCGGTTAGTGGCCAAAAAAGTGTTTAATTTTGCGTATAATATGAGTGTAATGCGTAATCTTATAAGTGCACTCGCACAACAAAACGAAAAAATAGATCTACAATCTGTAGATAACCATGGGGTTTCGATGAACTCATCCCCCGAAAATGAGATCAAACTGACTACTACCTTCGCTGGAGAAGAGCAACATTCAGCTAACACGTTCACACCAATAGATGATGATACATTTGATCAGCAATACGTGTCAGATTATGATATTGATAAATTTTTATCTCGGCCGGTTTTAATCAGTACCTATACGATGACGCAGGGTTCTCCAGGCTCTACGTCATTCAGACCGTGGGCGTTATATTTTAATACAGTGCAAATTCGGAGGAAACTGGATAATTATTTCCTTCTGAATTGTAATTTGAAGCTTAAATTTGTTATAAACGCCACCCCCTTTTTGTATGGGGCTGCACTGGTATCATATGAACCATTAACTGCTTTTTCACCAGATAACGTAGGATCTGGTGTCAATGCTAATGCAGCAGTTTTGCGATCGCAGAGACCTCACTTATGGTTATATCCTCAGACGAATCAAGGTGGTGAAATGGTTTTACCGTTTTACTATTATCAAGAGTGGCTAAATGTTACTTCTTTGTCTGAGTTGCAGAATTTTGGTGAGGTTGTCATAGAGGATATTGTTGCCTTAAGATCTGCTTCAGGGGCAACTTCTCAAACAGCCACTATACAGGTTTATGCCTGGGCTGAGAATGTTAGATTAGCAGGTCCAACATATTCACTCGCATTGCAAAATGATGAGTACTCTATGAATGGGCCTGTTTCTATGACCGCAAGTGCTGTCGCAGCAGCAACTAGCAAATTAGGTAAATTACCTATGATAGGGAAATATTTTAAAGCAACTAGTGTGTTCTCTGAGGGGTTAGGTAGAGCCGCGAGCATTCTCGGTTTTACAAACCCTCCAGTTATAGATCCAACTCAACCGATGTATATTCAAACGATGCCTACTTTGGCATCTTCTGAAATATCATATCCTGAACATAAATTAACTTATGATCCTAAGCAGGAATTAACAATTGATCCCCGCGTAGTCGGTTTAAATGGAATGGACGAAATGGACATATCTAATATTGTTCAGCGTGAGTCGTATCTCACACAGTTTACTTGGAATCAAGCGGACCCAGTAAATACAAACTTATTCACTAGTCAAGTGGTGCCCTGGATGAGGGCAATAGATGGTGGTGTTAGATTATCAAACACACCAATGGCGCATGTAGCTTCAGTTTTTGAATATTGGAGAGGTGATATTATTGTACGGTTTCGTTTTATTTGTTCACAATATCATCGTGGTAGGGTTCGCATTACATGGGATCCTACTGGTAATGTTGTTGCAAATAGTGACTCAACACCTACTTCCATAACTAATATTGTTGACATAGCAGAAACTACTGATGTTGAAATGAGGATTCCTTATATGCAACCATTCAGATACTGCCGGGTCACTGAAAATCAAACTACTGTGCCATTTTCGACTGGTACATTCAGTAGAAGTATTGGTTTTGATAATGGTAACATTAATGTGAAAGTTTTTACTGTGCAGACTTCGCAAGTTAGTTCTGCACCAGTTATTTGTTTGGTGTCAGTTAGAGGTGCCGAGAATTTAGAATTCGCTAATCCCAGAGGCGTTAATCAAAATGTGAAATATTTCGCATTACAGAACGACGAATATGCTCTCGAAGCACCTACACAACTGGGAGTTGATGTACCACAAAATGACACAAATTATGAGATTTACTTTGGGGAAGTTGTTCGAAATTTACGAACCATTTTGCGTCGTCGAAATCTATGGCGTGCTACGCCTATAGATGTTGATACTGATGCAAATTTAATTGTTTCCCAGTGTGCTTTAAATCGTTTGCCTTCTTTTCCTGGTTATGATCCCAATGGGATTGATTTAGCCAGAAATCAGGCAAATAATGCAAATGTTAGATACAATTGGGTATATAATACACCTTATCATTGGTTTGCAGGCTGCTATTTAGGTTGTCGCGGCGCTGTTAATTATTATTATGATACAGTACGTGATGACACAAGACTCCAGGTATACCTAACAAATGCACAGCGTTTCCCACGCACAGTAACTATTGGCGGAGCACAAACTTCACAAGTTTTCCTTGATGGGGGTAACACCTTTGACAGGTTGAAACGCTTTTATGTTGCTAATTTACCTAATACCAATCCAGGTATATGTGAGACTTCTGTCAATACTTCTGAGTCTCTAGCAGTACAATTCCCGTACTACTCTCGATTTAGAATGAGGCAGTGTTCTCCAGAAGGTGCTGTTCTTGGCAATTCTTTAGATGATTCTAACATTGACAATACTATTGTTAGTGTAGTTTCTAAAAGGAGTAATGTTGCCAATAGAACTTTTAGTTCACACTTAAAGATCTATTTTGGAATTGGAACAGATTTTTCTTTCCTTTTCTTTCTCAATGTACCATTATTATATGTGTACAATGATCCAGCAGCACCAACCTAGTTGGTTCATATAAAAAATGAGTATCGTTACAGTCGACTCATTTCCACAATGTGGTTTTTAAAGCTCATTACATGGGCGGACTTATAAAGAAGACTTTTTAGGGTTTTTTCACCATAGGTTCGCCTGTGGTTTTTCCCTAAACAAGAGCAAAAATTGTAAATTTTTAGTCC